TTCTCGATGACCCTTGTGATTAAGTCGCACTTTGTGTGATGAAAGCTTTTGTGTCGAAGCTTAATGGTCTAACCATTTTGCAGGTTTCTGCGAATTGGTTCCATTGAGCTTGTCGTTTTTATTCTTATGAAAAATGTCAAGCTATGGAACTTCTCTCGTGTGTCAAAATAACAACACTAATAATAATGAGGGTGTTGTACCCCAAGGGGGAAATTACTCATTACAATCTGGGGTCTATGACCCCAAAACCGCTGCTCGTTCTAAGTTTCAACAAGGACGTCGTAGCAAACGTCAGGAGAAGGTAAAGAATTTGCGTCGCGATGGAAAAGATGTTCCTAAGCATCTTCCCAAACCTCGCAATGGACTTATTTCTCCGTCTTCGAAGTATGAGAAACATTCTATGGTGGAATACTATCCACAATGTCTTATTTCTTACGCTACGTCGACCTTTAGTCAATTCAAACCTGACAAACCAATTTCTGCTTTATTGCAAATTTTGGAAGTTTTAGGTGCACTATCTATTTCTTTACCCAAATGTGGCTCTTCGTCAGAAGTGGCTGCACAGTTGGTTTTAGGAATTCGTGCTTTGACTAATGGTTCAATTACAGAGAATCTTTTGAAGAGTGCTTCAACTGTTGATTGGTTGAAGAAACTCTTTGGATATAATGTTTTTGAACCTCAATCAGGACTCGGTGATGCTGAGTCTTGGTTGAATCTTTTGCCTAAAATGAAAGATAATTGGGAAGCTGTTCGAAACGCACCTGTGTTCGAAAAAGTCTCCAATGTCATCACTTTGGCTGCCTCTTTGGGTTTGTGTAGTGTTACAAATCTAAAGTGGTCTGTTGGTGGTGTTGATGTGTTCCGTGTTGGAACACTTCAAAAACATGCTAGTGCTGCAGATTTTTGCAGTGCTGTCATGGATACTATCATTGCCTTCATTGAGGGTGGCTATGAATGTTTTCGTCAACGTTCATTTCGTCCACTTTTGTTTTCTACAGAAGAAAGCAAATTGTTGGATGAATTATATTTTCCGTTGATGGAACTTCATGAGCATGCAATGGTCTTTAATTTGCATTCGAAACCTATTGCTATTCGTGGTGAGACTCGTCCCATCACGGATTTGGAATATGGTTCGTTGTTAAATGAAGCCATTGATTTGGCCGAGAGGGCTTACAAGTCTTCACGTGGTACATGGCAACAAACTGTCTTAGATAAACGTTTGACTGTCCTAAGACAGAATCGTGCTGCATATGAGGCCAAGCGTATTGATGGTTCAATGCGCTATGCTCCTTTTTCCATTTATGTATATGGAGAATCTGGTGTTGGAAAATCAACTGTCGCTTCTGTTTTGATGGCAGATTGTCTTAGGGCTGCTGGAGCTAACCCAGACCCAAAGCATACTGCTATCATCAAAGAATCTGATAAGTTTGATTCTGCCTTGAAGGGAGATACTGAAGGTATCTTCCTTGATGATATGGGTAATACCAAAGCCGATTTTCTTGAAAAATCACCTACTGAGCGTTTGATTGATATTAATAACAATATGATCACATATGCTAATAAGGCGGATTTACATGAAAAAGGGAAAATTGAAGTGAGACCAAAGGTTTTGTTGATCACGAGTAATGCTACTCTCAATCAACATGCACGTCTTGGCTCGATTCACCCTTTCTCTATTGTGCGTCGTGCAGACGTCCATGTTGAGGTAAAGGTGAAACAGGAATTCGCCACGGAGGATGGTCGATTGGATTCACGCAAAGTTATGCGTAAATTTTCGACTGAATCTTTGGTGAGTGATATTTGGGATCTTTATATTAGGATCCCACATGAGCCAGGTACTGATTGCCTCAAGCCCTATAAGGCTGGAGGTGATAAACCTGTTGGTATCAATGAATTGCTTAGGTACTGTACATCGGAGTGTAAATTGCACTTTGATATACAGCGCCAAATTGTTGCAAAGGGAGAGGGACTTGTTGCCTCGCGAAATTATTGTCCAAAATGTAATCTTGCACAAGATTTGTGTGAGTGCACTGAGGATTTTGAGAAACAAGCGATGTGTGATTTGTCCTTTGAGTATATTCGTGACCAGTTTGATTTTATGTCTGGTTGGCGAATGTATTTGGCATCTTGTGTGCCTTCTTTTGCTATGGCGTTGCGTTCAGTGCAATGGCTTTACATGTATTACCATTTAAGTGACCTTCGCGTGTATGAGAGTAAGATTAGGAGAGATTTAGGAATTATGTTTTTCCTTTCTCTGTTCCTTTCTCTTTCTATGCATGTCGAAAGTTGCACTATGGTAATTGTGTTACTTGTTGCCCATTTGTTTTGCTATGTAGTTATGTTAGCGAAATGGAAGGACAATATGTGTGCTAGGTTGGCAAATCGTCGAGATATTACTCGTGAATTATTTACCTCCTTGCGCAAGTCAAAGGCCGTTCAATTCTTTTCTGTCTGTTTTGTCGGAAAGATCATTTATAATATGATTTCTTCTTATAGAACAGTACAAATGTTATCTCAGTCTGCACTGGCTCCATCCAATGTAGATGAGATCGCAAAGCGTGATGCTGAGATCAATCCTTGGGCAAATCCCCTTGTTGAGGAGTTACATGTTGAAGATCGTTGCGCCACTATGACCCATGATCAAATCGTTAAGAAAATTTCAAAGAATTTGTTTCATGGGCAATTTGTGGAGAACGGTTTTATTCAGACTTGTGATATCCTCGCCTTGGGAGGAACCTTGTATTTGATGCCTTTACATCTTTTTGAAAATAGAAAAGATATGAAAGCTTTGATTACTAAGTCCAACCCCGAGAATCTCAATTCTACCTTTAAGGGCTATGTGAGTGTTTCTCATATGGTTCCTATTACTGGCAAGGATTTGGCAATTGTCAATATCCCGTCAGGAGGTGTGCATTCTGATATTACTCATCTTTTCCCAGGCGTTGTTTCAGTTACAGGAACTGGTGAGTTATTGTATAGGAATGCTGATGGAGAATTGAAACGTGATCTCATGAGGATTACTCCTACACGTGATTCTGAAGCCGGTGGTCCCGGTTTCCAATACAAAGCGCCATATAATACCTTTACTGGTATGTGTATGGCAACTGTAGTTGGAAAGTTTCAGAAATCGTGTATTGCTGGCTTCCATTTGCGTGGTATTACCGGAACTCCTAGTGGTAAAGCTCTGACTGTTTCTCAGTCAGAGATTGCTGCCGCTATGATTAAAGCTCGCACTGCGTGGAAGGGTGCTTTCCCAAGTCATGTTAATGGGACGTTTCCTACTACACGTTACGATAAACAAGTAATTGTTTCTCGCGACGTTCATAGGAATTCCCCCATTAATTATTTGCCTGTG